TATATCAATTTCGGTTATGAAGGTTTGGGGCTTTTTTATACCATACTCGAAAAACTTGCTTTACAGGAAAAACCTGTAAAAACTATTGTACTAAAAGCACAATTAAACGTTGGTAAAAAGTTGGAGAAATGCTGGAACTTTATGGAAAGTTTGCAGCTTATTTCATCAAACAATGGTGAAACTTTCAACAAACAATTGCTAAACAATGGTGAAAAGTTCCAAATAAAAAAAGAAAAAACAAAGGAAAGAGTTTTAGAATGGCGTAAAAATCAACTACTTACTGAAAATGTAACGCGTTACGAACGCGACTGTAACGCTCCTAAAGTAAATAAAAGTAAAGTAAATAAAAGTAAAGTAAATATAAGAGATGTGGCAGAGCCACTTTCTGACTATCAATTATGCCTTGATTTTTGGTTAAAAGACTTTCACCCTGATTTCACTTTTGGAGGTCAACAAGGCAAAGCCTTAAAATCAATAATAATAAAAATTAGTAGAGTTCTTGAAGATAACGGAACGGCATCCGAAAAAATAAGTATCGCAGATACATTCAAATTGATTTGCCTTAAACTTCCTGAGTGGTATAAAGGTAAAGACCTACCTGTAATTGATAGCAAGTTTAACGAAGTAATAACAGAAATAAAAACCTCAAACAATGGAACTACAAAAAATAACAACGGAAAGCCAGTTAGCAAATACGCACCAACAAGTTGAATTCACTAAGCAATTATTTCATGTCAACTGCTTGGTTTCTTATCCTATCAATGATGTTATGTTAGAGGTTTGGACTAAAAGCATTAATGAATTAGCACCGGAAATGACAAGCGATGATCTAAAATTCATAATTGATAAAATGAAAATTGGTGTTTATCCATACGATCATAGAGTTGGTATTCAGAATATTTTTAAAGGATATAAGAAACTAATAGAATCTAAAGTGTTGACATTATCCATAAGAACACAAGTATTATACCACAAGGATTGTAGAGTAGAATTGGATATTGAAGAAAAAAAAGAGTACGAATGGAAAACTTTAGAAGAAAAACGATTAAACGGATTAATTAAGCATCTTAATATACCAACTGTAATGCAATACTAAACTTATGGATTACTATAAACTTGAAAATAAAATAAACGAGATAAAGCATTTTGCAGAAAACGGTATGCAAGATGTTAAGTCAACTGGATTAACTGTTTTAGATGGTTTTTTAGGACTTAAAAAGGGTTATCCGTTATATTTTGCAGGAAATCCCGGAGCAGGTAAAACTGAATTTGTTTTAGAGTTATTAATCAACACCAGTATTTTATACGGTTGGAAGCATTTCATTTACTGTGGCGAAGGCGGGAACATTGAACATATTTACACCGAATTACTTTTTAAATACTTACAGAAACCATATAAATGGGCTTCCGAAGCAGATAAAATAAAAGCTGAATATTTTGTAAGTCAGCATTTCGTAATTGCGAACCACGATAAAGATTTTGAAATAGACGAATTTTATACATCCGTTCGGAAATGCGAAGATGAATTAGGCTGGAAATTCGACACAACCGTTTTTGACCCTTTTAACGACATCAAAGACGAAACTGATAAGTTTGGTGGCAGGGAGGATAAATATCTCGCCTATGCGCTTAAAAGGGTGCGAGTTTCAAGTAAAAACAATAATAGGATAGATATACTTGTAAACCATGTAGCCGATATTGCTCCAATGGTAGACCCTGATACCAAAAAAAGATATACGCCACCAGCATTAGCAAGTGAGTGGGCAGGTGGTAAAACTTGGCATAGGAGAGGGTTCACAATGGTCATGATATATTTACCACCTCCTTTTCTAAAGGATAGCAATGGAATGCCTTATGCAGAAAACGAAACGCATATTATAATTCAAAAAGCAAAGCCTAAAGGAGTTTCAAAAATGGGAACTAAATCAATTTTTTGGGATTTTAAAAAGAATAGATACTATTGTTTTGAAGGCTCTCAACAGTTATACTCCTGCCAAACAATGAACGATTACACCCCTAACTCAATTTCAGCAAGTAAGTTAATGCCAAGTAATGACTGGAATTTACCAATTAATAGTCAACCAATATCTGAAATGCCATTTTAAAATGATAATAGACAGAAAATATTTATACGACCTGGAATATGTAAGAAGCGATTTCGAGTCTGCATATCACAAATACAAAGAAGCTAATCCCCAGGCAGATGTTTCCGAAATGCAAAACAAACTTTCTCTTTTGTCGGGTTGTATTGCACACGTTCACCAATTGCACGAAGCGATTGGAAGCCATAGTAAAAAAGTAATGATGCAGGAATTTACGAATCAAAAGTTACTTGCTGAAATAATAATGCTAAAACGCCAAACACCATGAACATACAACTTTCCATACCCTGTGAGATAGTAAACAAGTCCGGATACGACATCGCCAAAGCGGAATATGACAAGTTTATCAAACTACGAGAATTCCACCCTGTTCATCTTGTTTGTAATCTAAAAGACAAGTCTTATACCTGTTTCCGGTTAACAAGTAGAACCCTTTTGGAATCGTTTAACAACTTTAAAATAATCATTTAACCACTACCTAATCCCCCAACAAAATAACTTAATAAAGAAAGAAGATGAAAATAACAGTAAGGCACAATGATACAGAAATTCACATAGACGAATCTGACAATCCAAGTACAGATAAAGGTTCAATAAAATGGAATAGCGCAGGAATACAAGTAATGATTGAAAAAATTGTTCAGCAAGTGTTGATTTTAACTAACCCAAGTAACTAACCAGAGATTTGATCTCGAAATAATAAGGAAATGGAAAATATAAAATTCACACTAACATTAGATGAAGCTATTACCTTATCTCAGCTTTTGCAAAACAGTTCCGATACAGGAAATGAAGGTTGGGATATAGTAATAAAAAGTATTGAAAAAAAAATAAATAAAAAAATCTAACAAAATGAACACAGAAAAACTAATAGAGGAGTTTGAAGCGAAGTTTGAGAAAAATTATCTTTACAGTCCAAGCAAATTTTGGGATTGGCTCCTCCCACATTTAAAGAGTGAAGAGGTTGAAGTATCGGTATGTCCTTGCAATGATATTATAACTGTTGATTATAAGCTCAAACAATGCGTAAAGTGTAACAAGTTCTTTGATTTAAGTGATTATTAAACTAAACAAAATGAAGGAATCAGTAAACAACCCCGACCATTACGGAGGAAAATCCAATATTTACGAAGCGATAAAAATAATCGAAGCACATAAATTAGACTTTGCAGAGGGAAACGCACTAAAATACTTGCTACGTTATAAGAAAAAGAACGGTATCGAAGATTTGAAAAAAAGTCAATGGTATATTAATTACTTAATTGAAAGGGAAAGCAATAAACCAACCATCGAAAAATAGTGTTATAAATCAATGAGTTACGAATAAAATGAAATAAAAGATAAAAATAGTTTGAAAAATGTTTGCAGGTTTCAAAAGTATTCGTACATTTGTATCGAACATTTAAAACAAACACAAAATGGAAGCGTTAGAATTACAAGCAAAATTGCAAGAAAAACAAAACAGATTAGCCTCAATAGTTGGAGAAAAAGAAGCTATTAAAATGATGAATAAAGCTTTGAAACTTGTAAAAGAAGGTAAGAAGTCAATAACAGATTTAATTGAACTGTAATGATAGGAATTGAAACTATTAAGGAAAAATACAGGAATGATTTTATAGAGGCGATTAATGATATTAAATTGCTTAAAGGTAAAATTATCCATAATCACGAAGGCGGGTTTCCTATGTTAATGGGAGGAACTGAACTATATGTTAGACTTGATGACTTATTAATGGTTTTAAACCCATTCGATAAATGGTACACTCTCCAAAAAACGGACAACGATTTCATAGAAAGAGAAAAACCTTTAATCGTTGAGTTTTTTAAATATACAAATTTAACATCGGCATACGCAAGAACTATAATGTATGGGCGATAAACTAAAAGAAGCTCTTATTTATCTAAGAGATGAAAAAAGGATTTTTGATATGACTCCAATGCCATACATGACAGGGTTAGAATTAGCAAAGTATTTAACTCAATA